ACTCTTTTATGAATATGGAGAAAAAATGAATAAATATCCAACGGAAATGACAGATGATGTTCGAAAGAAAAATGAAAACGTTTCTAACGAAACTCTTCAAGAAGATTTACTAAATACAATAAAAGAAATGAATGCTTATGATTTGCTTGAAAGAGGTTTTTATCAATTAACCTTGTTGCCAGAAAATTTTGAAAATGGTGAATCGTCTCGGTGTCAATTAGAAAGTATGAAATATGATAGTTTGAAAAAGCAATGTCAAGAGTTTGCTAATTTTCTCACTATGTTGGCTAATGATAGAAACTTAATTATTGAGTCTTGAATCAAATATCAATTTTATAGGAGAATAAAAAAATGTGGACATGGAAATTTAGATTGACAATGTTCTGGTATGATATTATTGAATGGTTAGAAGATCATGAACCCGTATTTTGTGGAGATTGTGGTAGTTTGGTTTTTCATAAGGATATCGTGGTAAAACAAACCTTGATGGGTGTTCGGACAAAATTGTGTCCTAAATGTTATAATAAGTGGTTTGGGTCTTGGCAGAATTTAGATGTTATGATATACTAAATAAATTCAAAAAGGAGAATTATTATGGATCAAGCATCTCTCAGAAAAATCAGCAATGCTAAGTATAAGAATAGTCCAGATGTTCTCAAGCACATAAAAATGCTCCAAGGCCAAATTACAGGATATCGTCTTTTGGCTCTGCAAAATAAAGGAAAGGCCGTAGCAATTGTTTCAAATAAGGCGGCTAATCAAATTGAACTTGCTTTAAAATTAGCATTAGAAACGAGAGGATATAAGTAATTTATGATTTCATATTTCAAAAATTTATTCGATAGATCAGAATTAAAAAAAGTTAGAGAAGCAAAAGAAAAAAGTCGTATTATCTGTGATTTTTTGGAGTTTCTAAAAGCACATGATCTAAAATTTTATACTCCAGTTTTATTAGATGGAGAAACGGAAACAAAGTTAATGGAGATCACGGCAAGTAAAGAACAAATTGATTATTGGCTTATTGACTTTTTCAAGATTGATTTAGAAAAACTTGCGGTAGAGCAAGAAAAACAAAAACAAATTGAACAAGGAGAAAATTATGGCAAAGCATGATCATAGGAATGTCCGTAAGGCAGAATTGATTAAGCAAGGTCTTCAGCGTGTAACAGATGAGAATGGAAAGCGAGTTTGGAGTTTTCGTGGTAAGACTTATGAGATTTTGCGTGATGTTGATGCTGTTGTAAATCCTGGTAAGTATGTTCAGTTTAAGTTTACGCCTGTTGGAAAGACTGATGAACCTGAAACTGTTACTGAAGAAGTAACGACTGAGATTGTCGAATAGATAAAAATCTGTTTCATTCATATAAAAAAGGATAAAGATAAAATGAATAACGATAATAAGGGTTGGGCTTGTTTAGGAGTAAGTCTTTTTGCAGTTCTTAGTGTTGTTATTGGCGTAATTATGAGAGGTTGGATGCTCTCTGTTCTATGGGGATGGTTTGTTATTCCATTGTTTGAGAGTGCCCCACAATTAACCATTGTAACAGCAATCGGTTTATCAACTGTTCTTGGCGCTTTTATGGGTTCTAAATATGACTCAAACAATAGTAAGAAATCAACAAGTGAATTGGCTGTAGAATTAATTACTTATAGTATTTTAGTTCCACTTTTTACTGTTGGTTTTGGATATGTTATTCACTTGTTTATGTAATTGATAAAACAGGAATTTTATTCGAAAGGATAATTATGCAGGAATATAAGATTATTTTTTGGGAAGAAAGATCAACACAAGAAATGGAAAAAGAATTGGAAATTCTTTCTGAGTATCGATGGGGAGTCGTTTGTCAAGTTGGTCCTAGTGGATTTCTTTTGAAACGCAGAAAATTAGATGATATGGGTCAGCCAGTACAATAAAACGGGAGTTTTATTCAAAAGGATAAATATGAAGAAACTATTTGCGATGATTTTAATTAGTGTTTTCTTGGTTGCGTGTGCCCCAAATGTTCCAGTGAAAGTTTTTTCGGCAGGTAAAATTATTTCTGCAAATCGAGTTGCCACATCGTTCAATGAAAGTATAAAGATGCAACTCGTAACAGAAAAATATATCATCGTAGTAAAAGGAAATCATAGTATTGAGATTGGTTCTGATACGTTAATAAATAAATATTCGAATGGATCAGAATGTATTGTTGTTGGTGGTAGTTCCGATTGTTGGACGATTTACCCTTGACAGATTCGGAATGATGTGATACAATACTTGAAGTTGAGATGGTAGAGAAATTGGCCTAGAAACAATGTGAGTTTGTAAAATAAAAAATGAATAGCCATCAACTATAATCACATTTTATTAAAGATATCTTCTAGCATCCAGTCAGCAAATTTTGAGGAGAAGTACTACATTTTTGATGAATGTCAGAGAATCCTTAAAATAGGAAAAGGTTGCTAATCTCAACTAAATAAAAGAATTCGGGCGACAAATAAATTGCTCTTTGTTCTAAATTATAAGACCGTTTGGAAGATTCATAGATCAGTAACGTGTCAAGAGTTTATACTTGACCGCATACAGAAAATCATAGAATCAACATAAATAAAACGAAGATTTCATTCATAAGGTCACTGAATGACCCTAAATGTCAGCGTGAATGCCAACTCAACGATACATTTGTTGGCTGAATATTCCTCGGTACTCCAATTGGTAGAGAGAAGTGACTGTTAATCACTCAAGTTCACGTTCGAATCGTGATCGGGGAGCTACATTGCGGGTGGTAGGCTTGGCGTCTAACGAGGCTCATAACCTCGCACAGCAGATATCGTTCATCTGACCCGCAACTTGTTTTACTCAAATTTCAAAAATAGGAGAATTCATTTTGTGGAATATTGTAGGATTAGCAAGTCATGGAAATTATATTTATGCTATAGTTCCAGATCATCCCAATAGAGATGCTAATAATTATGTTTTATTGCATAGAATTGTTATAGAAAATAAAATTGGAAGATTGTTAACAAAAGATGAAGTTGTTCATCACATAGATAATAATGGTAAAAATAACGATCCAGAAAATTTAATTTTGACAACTCGTTCAGAACACAAATCAAAATATCACAAAGAATTTGAAAACGGACATTTTACTGATTTAATTTGTGATAATTGTGGTTCTCATTTTCAAAGAAAATTCAATGGAAAAAATAAAAATAATAGCGAAAATAAACATGATTTTTGTAGAAAAGCATGTTCCGATGAATACCAAAGTATTGCAGCAAAAATAAAAAGAGGAGAAGAATTAGTTCACGGAACAGCATCATCTTATAGATATTGTCATTGCCAAGAATGTAGAAAAGCTCATTCTGAACATGTCAAAAAATATAAAAAATCTAAATCTTGACAGATTCATGGTTGTGGTGTATAATATAGGAAATTAGTAGAAATAGCGATTTAGTTCAGTGGTAGAACACCTGACTTTGACTCAGGATGTCGGTTGTTCAAATCAGCCAATCGCTGCTAGTAATAAAATGCCGAGGTAGCTCAATGGTTAGAGCAGCGTGGCTTATATCCCGTTGGTTTGGAGTTCGAATCTCTAGCTCGGTACACAATATATAAAAGGATTTTTATGAATATTTCATCAATGTTTCGACTTGCTAAAAATGTTTCAAAATTATCTAAACATAGAATTCAAATGGGAGCGGTTATTGTGCATAATGGCAATGTGATTTCAATTGGAGAAAATCAATTGAAGTCACATCCAGACGCATGGAGAAAAACTGGTTTACATTGTGAAATAAAAGCTATAAAGTGTTCTGGTAAATACGATCTTTCGGGTTCAACAATTTTTGTTTATCGGCAGAAGCGTAATGGTGAAACTGGAATGGCTAGGCCATGCCCTGATTGTTTGAAAATTCTAAAAGAAAAGGGTTTTAAATATATGTATTACACCACAAATGAATATCCGTTTTTTGATGGTGAGAAAATTTAATAAAATGTCTTCGTAGCTTAATTGGATTAAGCAGAACACTTCTAATGTTCAGATTGCGGATTCGAGTTCCGCCGAAGACTCTATATCCCTATAACCCAAAGGAGAAAATATACCCATAAGACAAACAAAATCATATTGTAACACATAAAACATTATAGCATAAACATTGTAACATAACCCTATAGAAAAAATAAGAGGTATAACAAATAATGGTAGGATGAAAAATTTAACAGTTATTATTTTAAATGGATCAGTGGAAGACAAAGAAGTGTTCAATCATATTCTAAGGAATGACTTGAATTACATGATTTGGAACGACAATATCAATCATAGTATTGCAAGTTATATGGGTTGGGGAATTGAAGATAGGGGCAATTATGAGTTTCGAGAATTTCAATCTCGATTAAGTGATTTAGCAAATAATTACTTCTCATTCCCCATCGGATATATTGAACGAAAGATTAAGAAAGCTGCAAGCGATGAAAAGTGCAGAGTTTTGATCTTTCACGACATTGAACATGAATTGGCCGAAAAGATTTCTGGCGAATGTGACAAACTAATCTTGGAAATTAATCTTGTAACAGAGCGAAAAGAAACTGTTGATGGGAAGATTTTTGAGATGAATGTTCATGATGAAATGTTTGTAAAAGATATTCAACATCTTTTGGATTTTACGGCATGACCACCAATAAGTGTCCAAATTGTTTGGAAGATGTTGGAGATTCTTATGTCGTTCTAAATATCTTTAATATTTCAAATCCTGAATATCGAGAACGCACTTTATATTGTTCGGGTGAATGTGTAAAGAATAAAGTAAATTCCGTTATTTCTGGTGATGGGCAATATTTTCCGTTCATTCTGCCGAAGAAGGATATTCTGTATTTTGCTCAAGCAAAGAACGGTGAATTTTCTGTAATTGTCGATCTATAATTAATAAAAGTGATCTTTTATTCACAGTCATAAAAAATGACTAGTTAGGAGAATATGAAGTTACTTTCATATGATATTGAGATTTATAATGAATTTCCAACGGAAGGTGAAGTTGATTTAGCAGATATTATTCCATCTGTTGCAGCAATTGGAACTAATAAGGATGATGTTGAATTCTTTGATGATATTCCTTATATGACGAAAGAAACCGCTTGTAGACTTGTTAACGCAATGATGGATAAATATAAGCAAGGTTATATTCCCTTTACGTGGAATGGGTTATCTTTTGACTTCCAATTGTTGGGAAAATATTCTGGAATGCTTGAAGAATGCGGAATTCTTGCACTCAACAGTATTGATGGAATGTTTATTGTGGTAGCTAACAAAGGATTCTTTCTCGGATTGGATAAAGCATTAATTGGTTTCAACCTAGAAACTAAACGTCATAAAGTAAACTTGAATGATGGAACCGAAGTAACAGATATGAGTGGTGCAAAAGCCCCCGCATTTTGGAGAGATGGAGAATATCAAGCGGTTAAAGATTATCTCTATGTGGATGTAGTTCAGCCATTGGCATTAGCAGAACAAATAGAAAAGCAAAGATGTATCAAATGGACTAGTAATGCTGGAAAACCGATGTATTTTTCTACTCCACTTAAAACGGTTTTAGAATGTTTAAAAATGCCAGAAGTTGATACTTCATGGATGACAAATCCAAAACCCCGTTCCGAATTCTATTCTTGGATACCTGAAAACATTCAAAATAAATATATACATAACTAAGGAGATATATGGGAATTAAAAAGGCAGACGTTAAACGCAAGAAATCTTTAAAGATTCTTTTATATGGAGATGCTAGTAGTGGTAAAACACATTTAGCGTTGAATGCGACTCCTGGTAAGACATTGATTTTTGATGCCGATAGTGGTGCTGATTTATTTGAAGGACGCAAGGGTTTTGATTTCGATTATTGGACTGATGATAATGGATTGAAAACTGCATCCATCAAAGAATTGATGAAAGCAATCGCTTATCTTGCAACTCCTGATGGTCGTCAAAAATATGATACATTCATTGTTGATCCTATTTCTGACATTTGGGACAATCTCCAGTTCCAGCGTGGGGATTATAAGGATGCTCAGGCTGTTAAACGTGGTAAGACTCGTCAAAATGAAGCGGACATTGAATCATTCAATCAAAAAGATTGGGGTGATGTAAAGAAAGTTTATAAGAATGTTATGCTTGATTTGAAGGGACTTCCACAAAACATTTTCCTTATTGCAAGAGAAAAGGAAATTCTTGAAAATAAGGCCGATGGTAGCATTGTAAAAACTGGCGAGTATACTTATGATGCTGAAAAGAATACAAAGTATAGTGTTGATTTTTGTATTCGCCTTGTAATGGATAAGAAGACAAAGAAGCGTTATGCTGAAATTGATAAAACTCGTTCTGAAGGTCTTGAAACTGGACAAAGAGTAGATAACCCAACATTTGAATTATTTGCAAAGGTTGTTAACTTGATGTCGGATGGAAAAACAATCAAACCACAGAATGTTCCTACTGAGAATATTTTTGCAGATGGAACTGCTTCTGTAACAGTCAACGAAGAAGATGAATTAAAAGAACTTCAGGGAAAAGTTTTGGAACTTTGTAACAAACTTGCCGTTCAAAATGGTGGTGATAAAGCACCCATCAAGGCCGTAATTGCGGAATTTGCTGAAGGTAAGACAAATCCCAATTCTATTAAGGAATTGTCAAAACTCAACGAATTATTTGTAAAACTTCAAACAATGGACAAGGAGAATTAAATGCTTTATTTCAAGAAGAATTATGCTACTGTATGGAGTGTAGAAGATCATGAAATTTATGCCGTTGTAAAACTTTCTACTTCACGTAAAGATAAGAGGGATGACACATATAAGAATACTAACTGGAGTTTTGTTCGATTTGTTGGTAATGCTTATTCCAAAGAACTTGTCAACCTTCCTGAAAAGACTAGAATCACTATTGATGGCGGTATTAGTCAAGAATCTTATGTGAATGATGCTGGTGAACGTGCTTGGCCCAAGAACCCACAAGTAGTAGTTTTTCATTGGGATTTTCCTGAAGAGAAGAGTAATGTGGATAGAATGGATACTCCTCCTTTGGTGAGTTCTGACGATGAAGATGAGAGTCCTTTCTAAAAATAAATTGAACGGATATAGAGGGAAGACAATTTCTTCCCTCTATATATTATCGAATTTTTCAAGGAGCAAATATGCTTATTCCAGAAGAATTGATTTTTGAAGCTAAAGAAAAATTAGGGGATCGTGCCGCTATTATTATTAACGATCATTTTAAAATGGAAAATTTCGATGAAGAGAATCTAAAGGGAAGTTGTCCTTTAGGTATTCATGATGATTCTACTCCATCGTTTATTTGGAACGGAAAAGAATTTTGTTATCATTGTTTTTCATGTGGAAACAATTTTGGAATTGTAGATTTATATATGCTTCAAGGAATGACATTTCTTGATGCTGTTGATAAATTGTTTAAGGAAACAGATATTAAATTTCGGTTTGGAGAAAAAGGTGTAAAAACAAATCGAGAATATAGATATCCGCATCCCGAACAAACAGAAAAAATTGATGCAGTTAAAACATATCTAGGGAAAAGAAAAATCTCGGAAGAAACACTCCGTTATTGTAATGTCGGTCAAGATGAACATGGAAATATTGTTTTTCATTATTATGATACAAACGATATTCTTTGCAATGTAAAATATCGTCCATCTCGTAAAGTGGAAAAGGGAGAAAAACTTCCTAAGTATTGGACTCAAAAAGATGCTGATACAATGCCATTACTTTATGGTATGAATAAGATTGATTATACTCAACCCCTTGTCCTTTGCGAAGGAGAAATTGATTATTTATCAATTGTTGAATCGGGATATAAGAATGTGGTTTCTGTTCCTTTTGGTGCTGGTTATAAGAAAACAGCAAATATTGAAAAAGAATTATTTAGTTGGCTAGAATTCAATTTTGATTGGCTTGAGAAATTTCCAAAAATTATTGTTTGGTTTGATAATGACATGGTTGGAATTAAGGGACGCAAAGAAGCGTGTTCTAGATTGGGTTCTTGGAGAACTTGGTTTTGTGATGTTCCAAATGAGATGACAAAATCGGATGGAACTAAAATACAAATCAAGGATGCAAATGAAGTTCTGTATTATTTCGGGAAGCAAAAAGTTCTAGATTTCATAAATGAGGCCAAAGAAATTCCGGTTCAAAATGTAGTTGATCTTAGTTCGGTTGAAGATTTTGATATTGAAACTGCTCCCGGTCTTTATTCAAGTTTGAAGGGTATTGATGATATTGTTTATAAATTTATATATGGAAGTGTTGTAATTCTTACTGGTAAAAAAGGTCATGGTAAAAGCACATTATTAAATCAAGTTTTTGTTTGTGAAGCATTGAATCAAGGGGAAGATGTTTTTATTTTCAGCGGAGAACTTTCGAAACCAGTTTTAAAAAGTTGGATAGAAATTACGATGCTAGGAAAAGAAAATATCAAAATGGAAAATGGATTTATTAGAAAACTAGATAAATCCAAACTTGAAGAAATGCGAAAATGGTATGAAAATAGAATTTGGGTCTATGATAATGTAACGAGTAATGCTGATGAAATTTTAGATCGTGCTGTTTCTGTAACACGCAAATTTGGTGCTAAGGTATGGATCCTAGATAATTTAATGTGTTTAGATTTGGAAGCAACCTCTGATAATCAATGGCAAAAACAAAAAGAATTTATCAATAAACTAAATTTGTTAGCACAGACATACGGAGTTTTAATTGTTCTTATTTCGCATCCCAGAAAAATGGGTAATGGTGGTTTAGATATTGATAGACGTTTAAGTGCTGATGATGTTGCTGGTTCTAATGATCTTGGAAATCTTGCTCAATATATCATATCTGTTCATCGTTATTCTAAAAAAGAAAAAATGGGTGAGAAAAACGGAAAAGGTGGTTACAAAGTTGGAAAAGAACCTATTGATTATGATGTTGTTGTTGATGTTCTGAAAAATAGATTTACTGGAAAAACTGATGAAGCACAACTTTATTTTAGTTACCCTGATTATAGGTTCTGGAATACGCCGAACGAGTTAGGCAAACGTTACAAATGGAATAAAGATACATCTCCATTAATATTGGAGAAACTAAAAAAAGATGAAACACCCTTTGATAAGGA